AGGAAGTTTCAAGATCAAGATGGTAAATGTCATTGGTCTGATATTGTTTTGGATGAAAGTTACAATTACATAACAAGACATCCATTAGCAATATCTGTAGATAGATTGGAGAATAAGAAAGGATACACATTTGATAATGTTGCTCTAACTCTTAGAGTGTTTAATTTAGGGAAAGCTTCTTACACAGGAGACTTCTCTCATGTAGTTCAAATCATTAAGGAATCTTGGAAATGAAAAAAACACGTTACTATCTGAAATTAGGAAAGTCAAAATCAACCTTTGGTAAGAATGAGATTAGAACTCAGATTGATGAAGAGTACAATGATGCTTACGTAGATCTAGACTTATGGTTCAAAGAATTTAGTTGGGAATTCATTGCGGCAAATAAGATAAAGATTTATATGGACAAAGAGTTGAATCAACTTTATTGTTATGAGAGACCAACTAAGTTCCTACAGAAAGAGTGGGGTCAATCTATGTACTCTATGCACTCACCAGACTTGATGATTGATTATGAGAAAGAGGTTGATCTTGAAGAAACTGTTACTAAACTCCCAAGTGACAATAAGTATTCTAATGGTATGAACTGGAAGAATGTAAACATCAAGGGTGCTAACTCTCGTTTACGTAAACCAACGACTAAATCAGCATCAAAGACTAAACCAAAGAAGGAACAAAAACAAGAACTTTATTATTACCCGAAGGAAAACAATGGCAATTGACAATTTATTTTCAACACCTTTATATTATTCCAATGTTGATAACTATGATGCTATTCAGGAAGAGGTTGCGGGATTAGTAGAAGAGAGTGAGTTTAAAACCAATCCAAATTGGGGTAACAATCACCAACTTTCTGATCCTAATTTTGTTGATAATCCTATCGATAGGATGCAGACTACAAAGAATGAAATCTTCAGGCATGTCGGTAATTTTCTTGAAGGAATTAAATTTCAAGAATCAGTGGATTATGATGGTCAAGCAAACTACGTTATTGCTGCTTCATGGCTTTCTAGATTTGGTAAAGGTCAATACGCACATGTTCATTCTCATGCCCACCATGAAATTGCTGGTGTTTATTATCATAAGGTAAAGGGAGATCAAGGTCAGTTTTTTATTGAGTGTCCTGTACCACAACAGATAAACTCTTTTATACTTCATCATAAATCACAGAGTATGAGGATTACTCCTCAACCAGGTATGATTATGTTGTTTCCTGGATTCCTTAATCATGGGGTCTATGCAAATCAGACAGATGATGATAGAATAAGTTTATCTTTTAATATTAGTTTCCAGAAACCTTATTTTAGATGAGTATCAAATCCTTAAAGACCCCACTACGTTATCCTGGTGGTAAAAGTAGAGCAGTAGTAAAGTTACTACAGTATCTTCCAGACCTTTCTAATGTAAGAGAGTTTCGTGAACCCTTTCTAGGTGGTGGGTCTGTATCATTGGAAATTACAAAGAGGTATCCTCATATTGAGGTATGGGTCAATGATCTATATGAACCTCTTCATAATTTCTGGTGTGAACTACAACATAATGGTGAAGATCTACAGAAAGAATTGTTGGGTCTTAAGGCAGTACATTGCAACCAAGACTCAGCAAGATGTTTGTTTCTAGAAATGAAGGATGTTATTAATGACAAAGAAAAATCTAACCTTGCTCGTGCCGTCGCTTTTTATATCGTTAATAAGTGTAGCTTCAGTGGTCTCACTGAGTCTTCATCATTTTCTGGACAGGCATCAGACTCCAACTTCTCAACACGTGGCATTGAAAAACTTACAGGATATCAAGAATTGATACAGAGTTGGACAATAACAAATCTTTCTTATGAGAGAATGTTGACAGATGAGAAAGATGTATTTTCATACTTAGATCCTCCTTATGATATAAAGGATAATCTTTATGGTAAGAAAGGTGATATGCATAAGAGATTTAATCATGATCACTTTGCTTCTGATTGTGATACCTTTACATCTCCTATGTTAATATCATATAATAGTTCCCAACTTGTTAAGGATCGTTTCAAGGAGTGGTCAGTTGGAGAATTTGCACACACTTACACCATGAGGTCTGTGGGGTGCTATAATACAGATCAAGCATCAAGAAAGGAATTAGTCCTAACAAATTATGAAGTGCGAAGTTAAACTCTATGTTGCTGGAACAGTCTTTACAGAAGATGTTGTTTGTCGCAACTACCAAGAAGCACGTGAGGTTGCTCTTGCAAGAAATCCTAACGCCAGAGTCGTTAGTGTCACCGCTGTTTTTAAATGACTAAACTATGGAGAGTATGGAAGTATGCATTGGGTAGTTTCTCTGACGAAAAGACTGAACCCTACGACAGCTACGTTGTTCTGGTACGTTCTGTTATTTTCATATCTTATCTCGTCACTAACTGTTTTATTATTAGCGGAGTAATCCGCCACTGGAATAATGTACCAACTCAAAGACTATCTTTACTCAATCAATCAATCCAAAAAGAATATACTAGATGATGATAAGGATGCTGTTAGGAAGTATCCTGCTTTTGTTGTAAATAAATGTCTGTCATCATTCACTGATACTATTTTGTTTGTTAATGAGATGAATAAGAATTCTCATCTACCAAACAAGCTTCAGTATGATTTTTTACTAAATAGTGTGAAGCCAAGGAAGCGTTTCTCTCCTTGGACACGTAAAGATTCTATTGATTATCTTGAGTTAGTAAAAGAGTATTATGGTTATAATGACGATAAGGCTCTGCAAGCTCTTAGAATTCTCACCAAGGATCAACTAGATCACATTGCAAAAATATTAAACAAAGGTGGCAGACAATGAGTGATGAGGTTATCGAAATTCAGTGGAAACAAACTGATATGGTAGAAGTGGTTCTCGGTGAACCAGATGACTTTCTTAAAGTGAGAGAGACACTAACAAGAATTGGTGTTGCATCACGTAAAGAAAAAAAGATCTATCAATCATGTCATATTCTACACAAGCAAGGTAAGTATTACATAGTTCATTTCAAGGAACTCTTCGCACTTGATGGAAAGAAAACAAATCTTTCATTGAATGATGTACAACGTCGTAATCGTATTGTACAACTCTTGAGTGATTGGGGACTTCTTAGTGTAGTAAATGTAGAACAAATTTCTGATCTGGCACCACTGAACCAGATTAAAGTTCTTTCATTTAAAGAGAAGAACGATTGGACATTAGAAAGTAAGTATAATATCGGTAGGAAGAAAACCGAAACATAAATTCGTAGAGACCGACTTGTATAATTAATATCATAATGATTAAATACTATTGCGATGCCTTAGGGGTCGCATTAGTAAACGTCGCTTTTATAGGACAATGGTAACATTTAATTGGGAAACATATAACCCATATTCAATCGGACTTAATGAAACATTCAGTAGACTTGAAGCTATTGCAGGTAGTGGATCTAATTACCCTCCGTACAATGTGGTTGACGGAAACAATGGGAGAACCATACTTGAAGTTGCTCTTGCAGGATTTAGAACTGCAGATATTGAAGTCGAAACTGAACGAAATGTTCTAACAGTCTCTGCACTCAAGGCAGAAGATAAAGAACGAAAGTATTCACATAAAGGAATCTCAGCGAGAGCATTCAAACGCAACTGGCAAATGTCAGATGACGTAGAAGTTGAGAAAGTAGATTTTGAGGATGGTCTACTAACCATTACTCTAAAGAAAGAACTACCCGAAAAACAACAGCGTAAGAAGTGGTTCTAAATAAAATATCAAGGGGCACTTGACGGTGCCCTTTTTTAATGGTAAAATATAAGCAAACTCATTCCGACTATGGCAGTATCTATTCTTACATTAAAGACTGGTGATCGTGTCATTGCTGAGTTGAAAGAGATCTTCGATGAGGAAGGTGCAGACCGTAAAGGTATCTGTCTTCTCATGGAAGAACCATACATCCTAGAACTAGATGGTTCTACACCACAGTTTCTGACAGAAGCAGCAGGTGCAGAATATCAGATCAGGTTTAGTAAATGGAATCCATACTCTTCTGACTGGCAATTCAAGATCCCTTATGATAGTGTGATGACTATCAGCAATCCTGAGAAAGGATTGGAAGAAGCATACAAAAACAAAATTACTGAAAAACGAGAGGTATACGGACAAAATGACCGAGACACCACAGGAGCAGACACAACAACAGACTCCACCACCACTACGGACGAACCACAATATTCGCCTGGTGATGCTATCGACTAAAGAAACAGTTCTCTGTTTGTTTGGTGATGTTAAAGACAAAGATGATAGAGTGGTTGGATATAAGATGTTATATCCTTTTACTCTTGCATTGGGTAAGACAAATGAAGATGGTACTATACCCATCACATATTCTCGCTGGTGTCCATACACTCCTATTCAGGAGTTTAAGGTGAATGGTGAACATATTGTTAGTGTAACATTCCCTGATGATGGAATACTTACCAACTATGTGGGTGAACTAGCACAATACAATATTACTGACAAAGATCTATTCTTTACTGAGGAAAAAACTAATGGAGATAACAGCGAACCTAATCAAGCTGCAGAATGAGTGGATCGTTGCTCAGGTAGAACCAATAGAAACTAGTGACACTTTACCAGGTGACCCTGATGTATGGATGATTGAACCTTATGTGGTAGACTCAGAGGGTCAACTAAAAGCATGGGCAGAATATTCTTCTGAGCGTGAGTTTAATGTTAGATCTTCTGATTTGACCGTTGTTACTAATCCAAGTAATTCATTACTTGCTCGTTATCTTGAATGTCTTGAATGAATTTTTACACTAGTGTAGAGCAAGCAGGCAACCGTCTGCTTGTCCGTGGTTATGAGAATGGCAATAGGTACAATGTGAGGGTTCCTTTTAACCCCACGATGTATCTGCCTACAAAGAATTATTCAGAATGGCGTACACTAGAAGGAGACTGTGTAGAACCTCATAAGTTTGGATCAATTGCTGAGGCAAGAGATTTTGTAAGACAGTACAAGGAAGTAGAAGATTTTCAAATATATGGGAACTCTAGGTTCTTGTATCAGTATATTGCTGAACAGCATACAGAAGATCAGATTAAATTTGATAGCACCAAGATCCGTGTCTTTACTATTGACATCGAGACTGCTGCTGAGAATGGATTTCCTGATATAGAATCTGCTGATCAGGAGATACTTGCTATCTCAATCAAAGATAGTTTCACTGGTCGTATTACTGTGTTCGGAGCACGAGCATTTAATAATACAGATCCTATGGTGGATTACATGCACTTCAAGTCTGAAGATGCTATGCTTAGTGCATTTCTTTCATACTGGCAAGAGAACTATCCTGATGTTATTACAGGATGGAACGTACAGTTGTTTGATATGCCATACATACACAATCGTATTGATCGTGTACTTGGTGATAAGTTTGTAAAACTTCTTTCTCCATGGAGATTGGTATCACAACGTGAGATCTTTATCAAAGGTCGTAAACAATTTGCTATTGATACTCTTGGTATTTCATGTTTAGATTACCTTGAGTTATACAGGAAATTCACTTATACAAACCAAGAGTCCTATCGTTTAGACCACATCTGCAATGTGGAACTAAATGAGAAGAAACTAGATCACTCTGAGTTTGATACATTCAAAGAGTTCTATGAGAACGATTGGCAGAAATTTATTGAGTATAATATTCATGACGTTCGTCTTGTCGATAAACTAGACGATAAGATGAAACTGATCGAACTTGCATACACCATGGCATATGATGCTAAGGTAAATTATGAAGATGTGTTCAGTCAGGTTCGCATGTGGGATAACTATATCTATGTGGAACTGTTGAAGAGGAACATTGCTATTCCTCCTAAGACACAAAATGATAAAACAAAGAAGTATGCAGGTGCTTATGTCAAGGAACCGAAACCAGGATTCTATGATTGGGTTGTTAATTTTGACCTCAATAGCTTGTATCCTCATCTTATTATGCAATATAATATTTCCCCAGAAACCCTCAGAGAGGTTCGCCATCCCAGTGCGAGCGTTGAAGGGATCTTAAAGAAAGAGACTGAGATAGATGGTGAGTTTGCTGTGTGTGCTAATGGAGCACAGTACAGTAAAGATAAGCATGGTTTCTTACCATTGATGATGCAGAAGATGTATGACTCTAGGGTCATCTTCAAGAAGAAGATGATCAAAGCAAAGCAAGAGTATGAAAAGAATCCTTCTATTGAACTGACTAAGGAGATTGCTAGATGTAATAA